CTCGTAGCCACAGAATGTACAGGATGTACATTCTGTGGCGTGTCTCCGCTTTATTTCGGCTAGGCTCCTAGCATCTGCATCGTCTATTTTAAAAGGCTTACGGCAAGGTTCTATACCATGTGCCGCTACTGAAAATCCTCAACATATCATCTCCAGCGTCCCATCTCCATCGCTTATTGTACGCCGTTTCTCACTACAGTTGCGAAACAGCGTAATGCAGCAACAGTTTTCGAGAATCGATATTCTCTCAACTGTTGCATTTTAATGAAGGTTTTTGTTATGATAATGCTTAATTATAATGGATACTTGGTAATTGCCATTTAATTACCAATTATGCATTAAACATTACACATTGAATATAGGAGGTCGATATGACACAGTTGAGAACCGACAAAAAGGCGCATGCCTTGAGAAAAACGGGCGCCGCGGCGCTCATCATAGCCGCAGTTTTAACGCTGGCACTGCTTTTTACCGCCTGTCCGAACAATGCGGGCGGAGGCGGCACTCCGTCTACGCCCAAACACGCCGTAACCTTCAGCGTAGACGGCGGAAACGGCACGCTCAAGGCCAAAGTTGACGGCACCAAAATCAATTCGGGCGATAAGGTAGAACAGGGTAAAACGATTGTCTTTACGGCAACACCTGATTCGGGCTTTCATGTAAAAGGCTGGACGCTTGACGGCAAGCCCGTCGCCGAAGCTGGTATAAACACGGAGTACAAGCTCACTGTAACCAAGCCTGCAACAGTCAAAGTGAGCTTTGAAGCCATACCGCCAACCAAATACACGGTAACACTCACTCAGACGGCAAATGGCAAGGTAACAGCGTCGCCTGAAATCCCTGAAGATAAACAAGTGCTTAAAGACACTTTAATCACCTTCACTGCTCAAGCGAAAGACGGCTACAAGGTAGACAAGTGGACGGTAACGCCTGCCGAAGCACTACAAACAGGAACAGGAGCTGACGAAAGCGAGACAGCAAAGGTCAAAATCACAGCCGACACAACGGTCAGCGTGAGCTTTATTAAAAAAACCTACGCCATCACTTTCAGCGTGGAAGGTGGCATTGGTGGCACGCTTGAAGCAAAAGTTGACGGAAAAGAAATCAGCTCAGGAGACATGGTTGAACACGGCAAAAAGGTAGAATTCACACCTAAAGCGGAGAAAGGCTATAGGGTGAAAAACTGGACGCTCGACGGCGAGAACATAGGTGGCACAGAGTATTTCACGCTCGGAGTAAGCAAACCTGCAACAGTTACCCTGAGCTTTGAAGTTAACTATGTCAGAGGTGGAGCTGTACTCATATTGAGCCCCGACAAGCTCAACATCAAAGTCAAGGCTAAGACGGCTGACGGCACTGCAATTGCAGTGGAAGGTTGCAACGAGGAAACGCTTGCAAGCAACACAGAAACCACACTCACCGCAACAGGCACAACAGTCATCCTTAAAGGCAAAATCACCGAGCTTGATGTTAGCGGTGCTTACGGCAATAAGCAGCCACTCGTTGCCCTCAACGTGCAAGGCTTAATCTATTTGCAAGCGCTTGGCTGTGAGTACAATCAGCTCACTGAGCTCAACGTGGAAGGTTGCACTTCTTTGAAAGGGCTTGGCTGTGGAGATAATAAGCTCACAAGGCTTAACCTGCGAGGCTTAACCTCTTTGCAAACGCTTTTCTGCGGAAGCAATCAGCTCACCAGCCTTAACGTGCAAGACTTAACCGCGTTGCAAAGGCTTTACTGCCCCGGCAATCAGCTTAACGCCCAAGCGATGACAAAGCTATTAAAAGGATTGCCTTCTCGTGCAGCAAGCGATGATGCAAGGGCGGTGCTTTACACTGAGGAAACGGACAAGACCGAAGGCAACTGCAAAGACTTCACCCAGCCCGAAGACTTGAAAACCGCCTTTGATGAGGCAAAGACAAATAAGCACTGGAAGCTACAGAAAATAGATGCAAGCGAAAGCAATGTAGACCTTTAAGATTACACCTCCAGCCCACACACCCCAGCAACGACTGGGGTTCTTAGGGGCAAGCCCAAAATCCGCAAAGCGGACTTTGGGCAGCGAGTTTCGGCAGACCTGTGAAACATCGCACGCTGAAACCAGCGGCGGACAGGACGTCCGCCCAAAACAAACCGCACTTTTCTTTTTTCGGGGTTGTAGGGGTCTTTTTAAGGGGCTCTCCCCTTAAAACAAAAAATATTTTTAAGGAGTTTTATATGAAACACAAACTAAAAACAGTTTTGTTTATCGGTTTAGCGCTTGTTGCGCTATGACCGCCTGTCCGAACAATGCGGGCGGAGGCGGCATTCCGTCTACGCCCAAACACGCCGTAACCTTTAACGTAGAAGGCGGAAACGGTACACTTAAAGCAACACCCGAAGGCGGAGCCGAAACGGCGGCGAGTCCCATCTCCGTTGAACACGAAAAAACCGTAACCTTTACCGCAACAGCGGAAACAGACTACAAAGTTGAAAAATGGACTATAACCGGCGGCACATTTGTAGAAGGCGGCAGTGAAGGAAGCCCGACTGCAAAAGTGAAAGTTACCGCTGCGGCAACGGTAACGGTGAGCTTTACCCGTTATGTAAAAGTCCCGTTCGGCACAAACGGGGAAAAATTGGCTCATCATCTACAAACCGCAACGCCTGCAAGCGACGGCATCTATTACATCGAAGTAACCGGCCTTACGAAGGCTGACTTACAGGGAAATTGTCACAGCCATACCCCTCAACCGAGTCCTCTCGGAGTAATCCTAAAAGCCACCCCGACTAAAAAGGTTGCGCTTAAACTAGGCAGCGGTATAACAGGTCTTACTGATATGAGCTGCTGTTTTGCACACTGCGAAAACCTTGTGAGCGTGGCGGCAATCCCTAAAGGCGTTACGAATATGGAAAGCTGCTTTAATGGCTGCAAAAGTCTTGAAAAGGCGCCTACAATACCGAACAGCGTTACGGATATGAAACACTGCTTTAATGGCTGCACGAACTTAAAACAGGTTCCGTCGATATCGAACACTGTTACGAATATGCATGAATGCTTTTCCGACTGCACAAACTTAACTACAGTTCCGTCAATACCTGCTGCGGTTACGAATATGCAGGGGTGCTTTGCAAACTGCACAAAGCTTACATCAGTTACGCTTGAATGCGATTACAATCCTGCCACACATCAAGGAAATCCTGCTTTTGGCAACGCATTCAATGGCTGCACAAGCTTACCGGATGGCGGCATAAAGGTTCCGGCTGCGTACTATGACAACTATACCGTTTCGGCTGCTCTTACTGACATGGGTGTTCCCAGTGCCGACGATACAGCAAAAAAGAAAAAATTTAAAAAGATAGAGTAGGCTTTAATAATGGGTAATGGGGCGCCAAACCATGGTATGACGGGTAGCTATTCCATCCGGCAGGGGATGGAATGTACAATCCAGTTAGTGTACTGAATGCAATATTCTAATGTACCATTTGGGCAAACAGGAATATGGGTGGGGCGCTTTGTGCAAGACATCCGCAAGGGTGATGTGAACAGCTTTATGGAGCGAATGCAGTCGATTATCTCCGGTATTCCATAATGACAACTTCACCGACAAAAATTTGAACCTGCAAGAACAGAATTATCAGACAGCGAGGCATCATATATGGTAGAACATAAAGCATGGGATTGGGAGAAAATAGAAACGGATATATGGTACCGGCCGGCAGAAATTGCGTATTATTTGGCGGAGCGATGGATGCAAAAGGGGTATTCGCATTTTCTTGATCTGGGTTGCGGATTGGGGCGGCATTCGCTGTTTTTTGCAAGGAAAGGTTTTACCGTTCATTCAATCGATTTATCGGAGAGTGCTGTTGAGGGGCTGCGTGCAACCGCTGCGGAACAAAATTTACCGATTACCGCTCAATGCGGCGATATGAGCGCTTTGCCGTATCAGGATGATGCGTTCGATTGTCTCCTTGCGTACCATGTGATTTCTCATACGGATACTGCCGGTATTAAAAAAATACTTTCTGAAATAAGACGGGTCGTAAAAAACGACGGCGAAGTGTATCTTACACTCTGCTCAAAAAATGCGTGGAGCTATAAGGAGGCAGGATTTCCCGTCGTTGATGAAAATACCGTCATTAAAGTTGAAGATGGGCCGGAAAACGGTATTCCTCACTTTTTTACCGATGCGGAAACCATTCCGGCACTTTTGCAGGACATACATATTATCAGTATGCAGCACACGCAAGATGTTATCGTCAATGGGAAGCCCTACGGTTCTTGGCATTTCTTTATATTGGGGGAAAATCAACATCTCTGATGCATAGTAATTGTCCTATCGCGCAGATGTAGAGTACGGAAACCGCCATTGCTCATAAAGACTTTACACGAGCTGCAAAAATTTTCTAATTACCGGCAAATCGTACAACGGTACGTCTTTTAAGCTGCCATGATCGACAAAATCGGAAAAAGAAAATCTAAAGGCAAGTTCAGGATTATAGGTATCCCTATAAAGCTTGAAGCTTTTAGCTCGAAGATTGATTTCCGCCTTTACTTCTATAGGAACCACTAGAGCGTCATTCTGAAAAATAAAATCAACTTCCGCAGTTCCGTCTTTTGCCGACCAGTAATAGGGTGTTATTTCAAACTCAGTCATCAGCTGCTGACAGACAAATTGCTCGGTAAGCGCCCCCTTAAATTCCGTGAAGAGTTTATTCCCTTCAAGAAGAATCTTCGCGCTTAAATCCGTCATACTGCACAGTAAACCTGTGTCTAAAATAAAAATTTTGAACGCCTCTAAATCCTCATACGCTTTTAGCGGAATGCCCTGCTTATTTACACGGTGCACTTTCATTAAAAGTCCTGCATTTTTGAGCCAGTTGAGCGCGCTCTCATATTCCCGTGCACGGGCGCTTCCCTTGACAACAGAATACAGAAATTTCTTGTTTTCTTTTGCAAGCTGCCTTGGAACGGAAGTCCATATCTGTTTGATTCTGTTTGCCGTTTCAGCCGTCGTATGTTTTGAAATATCGTTTTCATACGTCATAAGCAGTTCTTTTTGAACACGTCTGACTTTGTTAAAATCTTTTGTTTCTATCCATGTAGATACAACCTCAGGCATTCCGCCGATAAAAAAGTAATATTTCAGCAGTTCCTTAAAGTCCTCCGCAAAAGTTTTTAAGAGTTCGGCATCCTGTTCCGTATCGTTTATTAAAGCAGCCTGTTGTTCCTTTCCAATAGCTATAAGAAATTCCGAAAACGACAGGGGATACAGCTGTAAGAAATTAACTTTTCCAACAGGGAAAGAAATATCTTGATGAACCGCTATGCCAAGGAGCGAGCCCGCACAGACAATGTGATACTCCGGAGCCTGTTCATATAAGAATTTAAGCGCAGTAAGCACTTTTGGTATCTCTTGAATTTCATCAAGGATGATCAGCGTATTTTCCGGTTCAATTTTAAAACCGCACAGCATCTGAAATCCGGTCAAAAGCCGTTCCTTGTTAAACGGAGCATTAAACAGATTTTCCAACGCGGGATTTTCCTGACAGAAAAGATAGGCGGCGTTCTTGTATTCGGTTCTCCCGAATTCTTTCATAATCCACGTTTTGCCTGTCTGCCTTGCTCCCTGTAAAATAAGCGGCTTTCTATGAGGAGACTGTTTCCATCGTTTAAGCTTATATATTATTTTTCTGTACATACGGACATCCTTAGAATCACGAAATCCCGATGATTATTACTGCAACCTATCACGAAAAACAAACGATCTTTAGCCTGATATATCACGAAATCCCGACGATTCTTGGCATACTATACCACGAAATTCCGACGAATAAAAGAGACTTTACACACAAAAATCGAAGATATCTGTCAAAAAGCGTGTATTAAACCCTCGCGCGGATAAAAATATTTTTTCTTGCGGAGTTTTTCTTTTCGTGTTATAATTACCCTTATACAGGTTTACCGCCGAACACCGGTTTTAATCGGTATTTACCGGTAAATTCGCATAAAAAACTATTCTTTATATAGGGGAGATGCTGTCAATACTTTATATAAAAAATAAAACGAAAAAGAAAATAAATATTTTTTTATACATATAAAAAGAATAGCTCATATTTAAATCAGAATTAAAATAGCGAAACAAAGGGAAAAAATTAGAAAAATATTAAAATGCAGCAAAAAAAATATATTAAAGGGATAGACAGGATGGAAGCAGGACATAGTATCCCTGTAGTAAATAATGAGCGGTGAGAAAATTTAACTTAAATGCCGGCTGGTTTTCAGCTTACCAGATGTGCGTTGCTTACTGTCTTGGCGTTAACATACAAATATTTGTCAAAGAGGTCTTTCCAGACAATCGGTACTGATAAGCGTTCTGCTCCGGCCGCTTTTTTATTTGCGTCCAGTTGTAATAATTCTACATCGTGAAACGTTTTACCGATTTTAACCTTTATGCCCCATTCATTGTTAAGGTATATTTTAACCTTTCGTAATCGAACGGATGAAATAGCCCCTTGTACACGAAATTTATAATTATGAAAAGAAAAAACACCGGCACTATCGGTCTTTCTGGTATGGCAAATTGAAAATAATTCCGTTAAATTATCTTCTTCACGGAGTGCTACATACGCGCTTTCCGGTGATTTGGGTTTTACCGCAAATTCTGCATTAAAGAGTTCTATAAACTCCGGGAAATAAGCATTTGCGCTTTCCATATCCTCAATACCGCGCATTTTAAAAATAAGCGGCAAGCGGCCTTGTAATGTTTGTCCAATCCGTTCAACCCGTCCCTTCGATTGCGGAGTATAGCACGGACATTGCTGGATGCCTAATACGTCAAAAAGGATGTGTCCCATCTGTGTTTTTTTTATGCTAATTCCGTTAAGCTGTTCATCTGTGTTCACGTCATTTTTTTGCTTTTCAGTCGTATAAAAAACAGCCGCTAAATCGGTGCCAAGTTGTTCCGGCACACCATCCCGTTTTAGTCCCTGCTTAAAAGATTCGGCATAGCCGAAAAAACATTCATTCAGCTCCATACGGAGACCGACCAGCTTACCGGTTGCATCATCCTGTAGAATATGGAGACACTGCTTTTCAGTTCCGCCAAACCACTGAAAAGGGCTTCCATCACCAAGCCAAAGCTGACCTTCTTTTGAAGCCCTGTCACGGTAGGTATGTTCGCCCTCTTGTTTCTTTATGCGGTGAGCTTTTGGGCTTTTTTTGCCACTTTCCTTGAGTATTTTATGAAGCGCCGCGTAAGATATGGTAATATCGTATTTTTCTTTTAAAATATCGGTTCTAAATTGAGCAAACGTACACCGTTCAATGTGCCATTGTTCAGTGCAAAGCGTTTCATATTGGGTATACAACGAAATAATTTGTTGTTTAAACGCTTCATCAAATTTTTTAGGCGGTTTGCCTCTTTTCTTTAGCGTTAAAAGCGATTCTAATCCTTCTTTTTGTGCCTTATGCGCAAGCGTGTAGACATGTGATAATGATATTTGCAACACCTGTGCTGCTTCGTAGGCGTTTCGCTGTCTTTTTAAAAACGATTCAATAATCGTTACCCGCTGTGCTAGGTTTTGCGCTATAATAGATTTATCGCAGTGCTTCATATTACCAATATCGGTACACTATTTTTAAATATAAGAGATGTCCTCACGGCAGCTGTCAAGGAATATTTGACAACTGCCGTTTAAAGTTTAGTCTTTAGGGCGGGTGTAAAAAAAAACTCAATTTACCCTTTATAAACCATGTTACCACTATGGCTATAATGATCATACTTATTATGCTTGAAAGGATAATAATCGTAATCATTCGCCGATAGAGCGTCTCTTTTTGTTTATTGATTATTGCCTGCTGTTTCGCTATTGTGTCGGCCGCCTCTTTTTCGTATGCGTTGTAAGATTGCCGCAAGGCTTTCAAACTCTCCCGCTCCGTCTGTAATTGATTGCGTAAGTTGCTCGCTGTGCTTTCGGCCTTCTGCAATTTCTCGGTTAAGCTCTTCGCTTTGCTCTCTTGCGCTTTCAAGCGCTCCGTTAAGTCGCTCGCCTGTAACAGCAGACTCTGTCTGTCTCTCGCTAAGCTCTCCGATATGCTCTCTAACCTGATAAGCTCCGTCTCCGTTATTGCGTACTGCTGTTCCTGTGCAGCAACCGGTAAGTATAAACAGCAAAAAACAGATAACACAAACAATAAAAACATTCTTTCCATGCATTATTTTCTCCTACATTACCCATTATCCATTACAAATTATCAATTATTACACCCTATTCCCTTCATAAGTTCAAAGTGGGGGTTATCCCATCCTTTTCCCCATACTTGCCCGTATCCACCGGCACACCAGTCAAGCCCGCACTCTTCGCCGATAGTGCCGATTTGTTGCCAGACTTGCTCCGGTGCATTCCACCAGATGCGGCCGTCCTTTACCGGCGCAATATCAACGGCGTTTCCGCCGAAGTGCCTCGACTGCGTTGTTTTTGTTACAATGCGTTTATTCTCGGCTTCCGTTAAAAGATACAATCCCGCTTTTTTACGCAAGGCGTTTACCTCTTCAAGCGGCTTGCGCCCTTGCGCATAATAGGCAAGCTGTGTATCGACCGTACGGTCTGTTTCAAGTACGATAACCGCTATGCCGCGCTTTTTCAGTTCTGCTAAAAAATCTCGTGTCCGCTTTGCCAGCTCCGGCTTAAGCCGGTCAATATCCCGTATCACTCCCACTTTAAAATCTCCTAAAATATTTTAAGCGTCCAGTTTATGGAGCACTTCAAGCAGTTGTTCTGCCTGCTTCATTTTCTTTTCTTTCTTTTCCTTGCAAAATTCCACGCGGATAGTATCTCCCAGCTTTTCAAAAAGCGGCTGGTAAGATTCGTACATCATCGCCTTAGCCTTTACCTCGCGTAAATAAATCGCCGCCGCCCGTCGGGTAAATTCTTTCGCAATCGTGTATGTTTTGCTTTTTTCTATCGGTTCAGGCGGGTTGACGGCACATCGCCCCGCGCTATGTATTTCGCGCTGTAAGTGACTGTAAAGCTCATCGCTTAACTGTTCGATATAACTGGTAACCGTTTGAACGGTTAAATCCTCAAACCCATTTTTGTACAGGCGTTTATTCAAGATTGCTTCCGCTCGGTACATACAGCAGGAAAGGCGGCTAATACCGGTTAAAAGATAGGACATATCGGACAGAATATCTTCCGCTCGTTCCTTGCGGATGAGTTCTATGCGCTCGCAAGCGTCTTTCATCAGATACATCAATCCTATCGTGTCGATCTTTTGCTTTTTGTTCCCAACCGGTACTTCTACCGTCTGTCCAAAAAGCGAAAATTTCCCGCCCTTTTTCATCATCAAAATAAAGACCAATACAATAACACCGACTATAATCAATTCGCTATGTGGCAATGTTTCTACTGTCATGGTCGTAAGTATAAAAAGTTACGAGCAGAATGTTATATAAGTCGAGAGGAAAAAAAGAAAAATGATGATTTTCTGTTATTTGAAATGGAGCGATAGAAAATCAGTTTCTTGCCGATTTTGTTAACGAGTTTAGAACTATTACGATAAAAAAATGCTTGCGTGGAGCAGAAAAAGGGAGTAAACTATGAATAAAAGAGGGAGAAAATGAAAAAAGTAGTTTGTTTAATTATTGCTCTAACTGTTGCGTCCTTGTGCTTTGCGGAAGATGACAAACCCTATACCTTTGCGGGTATTCCGTGGGGTATTACAGTTCCTGATTTGAAAGCTAGAATGGCTAATAAATCTATATTTTCATTTTTGAAAGAGTTGAACACCGAGGATAAACCTCTCATTCTTTACACAAGCAGTTTATTAAAACAGAATGATAGTACAATTGTTTTTTATTTTGAGAAAAGAAAGCTTTCTAGTATTATGATTCAAACAATTGCTTCATCTTATTTTGATGATTTTGTAAAAATAAAATCAAAAATTGAAAATAAATATGGCCCCGCAGAATTTTCTGTATTAAATATACTTGAGAATCACATTGATGAATTGGGAATTGCTGCCGACCTTTCTGATGACAGAAAACAAGCAGTTGTCAAAGAGTTTGTAAAGAATGAAAAAAAACCTTTAATAGATGTATGGGAAAATAAAAAAAATTCAATTTTATCATTACGGGTTGCAAATGCCTTTATAAAAGACTCAACGCTATTTAAAGGGTACGCTATAATAACGCAATATATCAATGATAATATAGATGCGGAAAGCTATTTTATTAATCTAGTAGACGCTGATATGAAGGATAATCAGCGTCTCGACGATATGTTTTAAATGACAGGTGAAGACGGCCGTTATTGCTTTTTTCATGCTGCTTATAGTATACTAATCGCACACTTAAAGGAGTTCCCTATGAAAAAGATTGCTTTTTTATTGCTGCTGGTCTTGACGCTGGCGGGGTGCGGAAAAAAAACAGCAATCTTTATTGTCGATAACCAATCTGATTGGAGAGTAGTTGTATCTATCACAAATGTAAAAGAATTTGGGAAAAAAGTTGATAAATCGTTGTATACAATATGTAAGCGTAATGATCCGTATAGTAAATCGGCACATTCAAACCGAGTTGTTTTTGAAGTCTATGAGGGCAGTGTCTGCGAATTGATTAGCGTGAATGGGGCTAAAATAAAAACACAGACAAACAGTATGCTTGTTCTTGAGAACAGCCTGCCTATGAATGTATTAGTTGTAAACAAAACAGGTAGAAACATCCTTCTTAAAAACGATGCTTGTATAAGAAATAATTTAGAAGATTATTTTTATTGTGGCGATACTGTAGCACAGGATGGTAGAAGTTTGCCGCGCTATTATTATGTCCCTTTATTTGCCACTCAATTAATAACTACTCAAAATACAATCATAAATCCTGTTCCTATTCAGTTTTTTGCATGGCAATTATCTCAGATAACCGATATGCCTGATCAAAAAGTATCGGACGCCATCAATCGACTTGCCTCAGAAACTATTAAAATAACCGATAATTGGAAGCTATTAAAAACCTATTGGAAAAAAACAGGTGATAAGTTATATCTTTTTTTAACTAACTAATTTTTAAAAACTCACCATCTTTCCATATAATATTTGGTGCAGATGGTTTTGCTTCCGGTATGTTTTCAAATTTCATAACAGAAGTTATTTTGTACGGATCATCATCATACAATACTATAGCAGGTGGATTCTTTTCTTCGATTATTTTATCATATTCAAAAATTTCTCCAGGTGTTACATTTTCTCCGATATAACCTACCGCAGATTCATAATAACCTCCCCCAGAAGTTTTATAAATTCTTTTATCAGAATGAAATTTTTCTGCTGCTGTATTGTTATACAGTAGCGAGCCATAGAAACCATCTAATTTTGTTCCATCTGGTGGGTAAGAAATATACGCTGGATGCCTTATTTGTAAATAAGTATATGTTTTATCTTTTCCAAAAAATGTTATAAGATATTTATCTTTCGGTATGCTGAATTTATACCAAAAGCCTCTAGAACTTCGTCCAAAGAATAAATGTACAAAACACCAGTAATCAACATTTGCATCATCAACTTTTTGTATTGTTATTTTATGTATAAAATCTTTGTCTAAGTAGCCGTATGCAGTTTTTGAAATACTTCCGTAACGATTAAAAATATCTTTACAGGATTCTCCTACAGAATTTGTATATAAAACATTCCCTATATCTTTATGCTGTACAAAATTAAAAAATATTTTTTTTGCAAGTAGGAGTGTTCCATCGGGTGTAACTCTAAGCATCTCCTCTCCCTTGTTATTTATCTTCAATCCATGCGCTTGGTCAAACCACGCTTCAAAATCCTGATGTGTTGTATCATCGCTATCGATATGCAGTTTTTGAACTACAAGATTTTTAATAAACGCCTGATTGACTAAAAGTTTGTCAATCAATGCCTTTTGTACAACCAGCGCTTTCGCAAACAGCGCCCCGAAGTGTCCGGTATTCTTCATCAGTTCTTCTATCTCGCAGATATGATACAGTGCCGCTTGATACTGTTCGGTGTAGTTGTATTCCGGCTCTAAGTTAATCCACATACGGCCCGTCCAGCGGTAACACACTCCGACTTTCCAACCGCCAACCGTTTTACCCATCAATACCCTTTCGTAATAAGTACCGTTCTGGTAGGCGGTACGGTTTCGGTAACACCGAGGTATTTAGGGGTAAGGTTTTTAATACTGCTATCAGGATTGGCGGGGTCAATCGCCCAATCGGCAAGGGTGTAATTCTTTACCGGATACTGTGGGTTTAAGCAGAGGTATAAGGCTTCTTGCTCGGTAAGGAGGCGGTCAAAGAAAAGAAGATTAGCTAGAGAACCTTTAACATAATCAGTACCGGCACTCATATCGACATTCTGGTCATTTATAAGTCCGGTAAAATCACCGTTGACGGTGGTGTCCTCAATCAGTTTTCCATCCAAATAAACAATCTTTCGTGCATACGTTGACTGAACATCATTGCAAACTATGAGATTATGCCATTTATCGTCAGCAATATTGACTTTTGGGATAGCGATTCCAATTACTTCTGAATTTGTTTTATAGGTTACTATATATATACTCTGCATAACCCCACTATTTGCAGCGATATCCGTATAGCAATAATCAATCGCTCCGTAACGCCATAATCTTGGGTTCACTGTTTTATCTTGAGCATCCCCATTCATTTTTATCCAGCGCGAATGTGTCCATTGTTTTCCAACGCCGATACAACTTATGCTTTTATTTTCCACGAGTTCGATGGTACAGTGCGTCATCACGATGGTATTATTCATTTTATTGCCGGGAATATGATACAAAGTACACCAGATTGTATTATATGCAGTAGGAAGTGTGATAGTATCTGTCATTGTCTTTTCAGTCGTGCCGTCGAGCTTTTCTCCTGAACTCCATCCAAATTCCCAGCCACTACTATATATATATAATTCTGGAAAGCCTCCTTCACCTTTCCGGTAACCAGAAACAGTTATTTTAATTGTTTTACCCTTATACGCAGATAAATTACAAAGTATCTTTGCATCATATTTACCGGTACTTTCTAGGTAGCCGTGTTGAAAGATTGTCGTATACAACTGATGGGCAACACAGCCTTTATTAAAATCAAGCGCGGTTCCGATTTTACCGTCTTTTATTTTTTCAACATCACCGATGATAGTCGCATGATTATTATTGCCAGATGCGTCTATAGCTATTTGGTCAAGATGTTTTAAACTAAAGCTCTTATAATATGCTTCAACTCCTTGAGTATCACCAGCTTTGCCGGGATAAAACAACATCTTAATATTATGATTAGGTATTTCTTGCTTTATAAATCTAATAAAAGCTCTACATTTACCATCTACAACTGGTGTATTATGTTCTGTAATAGAATTACCCCACTGCCCACCCGCATCAAAATCATAATAATAAATAGAAACGTGGCTAGGATTTCCCTTTGTAGCCACAAAATCTGCACTTAATTCATAGCAATGTCCATTTTTACAGTATTTTAAAATGTCAAGTATACCATATCCATCGGGAGTATTCGCCTGTAATGTATAATTTGAAAATTCCGGTAAACTTATATCACTATATTGTACTTCCGCCATATCATAATGAGCTACCGGATTAAGCGGCATTACGGCGTTTAATAGTTCCCACTTGCTGCCCGTCCAGCGGTATAGTCTTCCTTGAAAGGTTCCTATTTGATTTTCATAGTCGCCGGTTATTTCAAGGGACGGAAGGAATTTAGTAGAACCGTCTTGAGCAATCTGTAATAATGCACGGGAGGAATAATAGGTAGCAAAGACGGCGTTAAACGTAGTGCGCTCTATTTCTAAAGCGGTTTGTATGGAATCAAATACTTTTAACTCGCGGTAGATATAGTGATATAGCTTTTGAAACGCTTGCTTATACGCATCAATGTCGGCTTTTTCTTTCTTTGCGGCCTCTGCTTTACTGACGATGATCGGGTATTCGGTTTCAATAATGGTGAGCTCTTTTTTTAGCATCTGCTTTTCATTCGCGGTAATAACGCCATCTGCCGAAATACTTTGATAGAGTTTTTCCATGTCCGCGATGATACGAGACTGAACGCCGTCCTGCGTCTGTAAATGCGTATGGATAGCGGTAAGCTCATCGCTTTTCATACCGCCTAAAACATTCAAAGAACCAACGGTCAACGCCTTATTGCTTTTATCTTCCGACTGTAAATTCATTTTTTTTCATCTTCTCCCGTTCATACCCGCTTGCCTGTATTACCCATTACAAATTGCCAATTACAAATTATCTCCGCCCCCAGAGTGCGCTCGGCGCTTTCCCGTTAAAAACTTGCTCGGCGGCATAGATGGCTTCTTTTGTTCCTGATGTCGGTAAGCCTAATGTGAGCGCTGCCGCCTCCGCATACCGACCGGCTGCTTTTTGAATATCCGCATCGCGGAGCGCGGCCGTTCCTTGTACGGCTTTTTCAAAGGCAGGGTAAAGACTCGATCTACCACGATAACTTGTCTTACCGGTAATAAGCTTTTCAGATAAACTATTAACCATCCCGTTAATCACCGGAACGCTATCCGTCCCTTGCGTAAAAGCAAAGTAAATCGTTTTTTTAACCTTATCCGCCGTGTCAGGCTCATCATCATCGCCGCCGAACCCTTCCGTTACAAGTCCTGTCATTATACCGGCAAGCGCATACCCTGTTACAATTCCTGCCGCCCGTTTGTACTGTTTGTTTTTAATGGCATTCGGTAAATCGTGGCGTAAGTTATTGTAGATAACGTTTAATGAACTTTGAAACTGCAACAATAAGCGTAACGCTTCTCCACCTTCACGGAAAAGCGGGGCAAGTTCTTCGGCCCTACCTGACGGTTGTGTGCGCACGAGTACATCATCAGCATAGCGGCTTGCGGCACGGTCGATTTCATTGTCGGTTTTCGGTGTCTTTGCTCCCTTATTCGCTTCCGTAAGCCGCGCCGCTTCTTCTCGGTACGCGGCAAGCCAGCCGGGAGCAACGCAGGCTCTATCAATCATCTCAAGGCCTTGCATCCCAATCTGTTGCGTTCGTGTCAGTATTTTCCCCGCTTTCGTCTTTGCCTGCTTTGCCATCTCTTCGGTAATGTTTTGCATCATGTCAAAGCTGCGGTCTTGCATCAGTTTTGAGCGGCTGTAGATAAAGTCAACCATCTCTTTATGATGAAAGGCTAAATCACTTGCGGCCTTTGCATAGTGGAGAGGGTTCACATACTGCATAAAAGGCGCGGGGCTTGTAATACCCTGCTTAATAATCCCCGAAAGTTTAAAACCTAAATAAGCCGCGGCGGTATTGCCCCGGATTACGCGTAAGAGTTTATCGGAATCGGAGTACACCCTGCCCGCCGTCGGATCGATAATCGTATTAACCTGCTTATCAAGATAGCGGACGGCCTCGCTTCCATAAGCGTTTTCAAGGGTACGCCGAAAGTTTTTCGCTTCATAACCTTTAATAACGCGGTTCAGTTTTTGCGCATAAGCATCATACGCATAAAGGCGCTCGTTTGCCTCGACGCTTGAAAAGTACGTTGTAAGGGCGGCAAGGTTTATCGGCATTTGATTAGCCTTTCCGATATCAATACGCGCCTTTGTCTGCCCCTTGCCGACGCCATGCCGTGTGCCGGTTGAGTATTCGCCGATAATCTTTTTCTGCGTCTGCCGCGCATCTTCTTCACCGGAAACCTCAAGCCGCTGCATCGGGAAGTAGTTATCCCGTATTTCAGTTACGGCGTTATTAACGGTGATGTTGTGCTCTCTCAAGCGCACGCCCTCTTTTTTGTATTCCGCTTGTAAATATTCTACAGTCGCTTTTAACCGCGCATCGGCCGCCATGAGCCGCTCCGCTTCGGCAAGCACGGCGCTGTATCGCGCATCGGTAAACGCATCTAATGCGCCGTAACTGTCGGACGTCTTTGCCATATCGCGCTCCGCTTGCTCTGCAAAGTTGCCGTACTGGACGGCTGCCCGGGATTTTTCATCAAAGCTCGCTAAGTATGCCCCCAGTATCTCTTGTACCGTAAGCGTAAGATTTTTTTGCTCCCGCTCTGCATAAAAATTTTCAAACGTCTTTTTCTTCTCAAAGTCTGCAAGCGTTAACCCCTGCTTCTCTAAAAAGCTATTAAACGCTTCTACGCGCGTGTCTCTTCCCGCTTTAAAGCGGCTATAGCATTCCCGCTGCTCAAATTCCAGCATATCATACAAAGCGCCGCGCTTTCCCCCGTCCAACATTTCGATAAACGCATACGGGCGCATTGCCGCATATTTTAACTTTCGTTTAAGCGCATCAATGCCGCCTTTCTTCTTTTTCTCATCCTCGCTCCACCCTGCATTATCGTCGCTATAGCCTTTCGCGCCGCGTAACACCTTGATTGAAGCATCTCGTATTCGTGCCGCTTCCGCCTGTTTCGCGGCAATTTTCGCCGTGTACTTTTGCCGCCCTTCTCGGTGTTTTTCTTCTATCACCTGTGCTAAGCCGATAAGCTCGTCAACCGTCCATTGCTTAAGCGGCTGGTGCTTTAATTTTGCAACAAGCGATTCAGGGAGTATCTTACTGACCGCCGCATCAATCGCTTCCGGTGTTAAATTGCTTGTGTGCATATCGGTAAAGTTCTGTTCAGTCTTTGCGTAAAGCCCTAAGCTAAAAAACTTATTGCGGGCAGGAATAAGGCGGCGGGCTAACTTTTTATCGTCCGCCGTCCAATCCTTAAAATCTTTTTTATCAAGATTACTGATTAACTGCTTAAAATCCCCTTCTTTTCTTCGGGTGCTCATACGTGCTAACGTTTGCCGATATTCGCCGTTTGTTTTCCAAAGGGTGTACGCTTCCCGGAGACGCTGTTCATCCGAATCAACGTTCGCATGTAAGGCTTTTTGTACCTTGTCTTTTAAAAACCATTGCACCGCGGCAAGCCCTTGAGCCTGCTCCGCATCGCAGGTCTTTAAGCTAATCCGCTTCATAACCGCTTTTAATGCCACGTCTCGCGCTCTAATCGTGTCGGCTAATACCGCGCGGGCTATCCGCTCATCTTTAATCTTCTTTTCAAGTTCTCCGATTCTTTTTGTATCGTTACGGTTTTCCGCCTTTGCGTCGGCAAGTTCTGCTTCAAGCCCTTTGATGGTCTGATTTTTGGACCGGACAAGTCCTTGGATATATTCAACGTCCTCGCTTGTAATAGCCCCTTGTTTTACCCGCTGTTCAATATCTTCGTTGTCGAGTGCGCGGATAAGCGCTTCCTTTTGGGCGTTGCTCATCTGTTCCAGTTTTAAGTTTTCTAGCGTTACGGTTTTATACGGTCGGCTTTTTAAGCGCGTCGTAATGCGCGCATCGGTGGTATCGGCATCCTGTACCCGTAAATCAGGGCGCTCCATAATGTCGGCATACAAGGAGCGGAACGAGTGTGCGGCATTTTGCATCTGTGCCCGGATATTTGCAATGGATTTTTCAGAAGGCGTTTCTCCATGGAGCACTTTTGCAAGCGTCCCCTTCCATGAAAAATTCCGCATTTCGCGGTATATCCGCTCTTGCTTGCGTTTTATATCTTCAAAGTGTGCCCGCTCCGCTTCGTCTGCGGGGGTGTTCTGTTCAAAGTCAAATACGGAAAGCTCGGCTGCTTCTTTTAAAAAGGCGTTTAATTTTTCATCATCTGCCATCTCTTCTAAAAAGCGCGCGTCATCGATATCGGCACGATTGCTTGCTTCTGCTTGCTGTTGGCTGTCCGGCCCTATCTTTTCAGCACGGCTGACACGCCCTTCCGTTGCCGCTTTACTAAAGGATTCGGTAAACGCCTTTTCTGCATCCGTAAGGCTCCGTAATGCTGTGTATCCGTTTAGTTCTGCAAAAATAGCACGGTAAGAAGCGACGTTCCGCATAATCGCATCCATCGCAAGGCGCTGCTGTTTTTCGGTGAAGGGCTTACCGTTACTAATGGCATAAGCGACGGATGGAAACACCCCGTCAAGGTTTGCGGTAAGTTCCGCCGGTATTGCTCCGGCCTGCGCGGCGTCATTATACTCTCTTAAAAAAGCACGCAAGGCTTCTTTTTCGCTTGCCATCTTTAAAAAGGTTTCATCCTTTATCTTTTCGTTTTTGATATCCTTCTGTAATGCCGCTTCCAGCTCCGGCCCGATTGCATCGCGGAATGTTTTATCCGCCTTTGCCCGCTCTTCGGCACTAGAGTAAAAGAGTTTCCACGTTTGAGCGTCGGGGTCGCCGACGGTAATAACTTCTTCTATCGTCTCTTGTGCGGCCTTTGCATCGGCGCTCTTTGCTACCTCATCAAAAAAATCCTGTTCCACTTGAAAATAGATGTTATTATTACCTGCATCAAAAGCCCCGTTATTATCAACCGCTGATTTTATTTGATTGGGGTAAAAAGCAACCCATTCTTGATTAAGGTCTTCGTTGTAATAAACTCCGTCGGCATCCCATTCTGATTTAACTGTTTCGGTAAACTCTTGCGAGGCTTCATCGGAGTTGATTTCTGAAAGTTCTGCTTTTTCCTCATACGTTGCAACATACGGTTCACGGATATTCAAGAAGCATTCCATAACATGAGAACCATACTGCCCGTCAAGGCTTCTATCGCCAAAAAAATAAAAGCCTGCGCCAAGCCAACCGGCATCAATCTTTTGTTTATAAATAAATTCATCAAAGACATTATGCGTGCTATGAGAGACAGCAAGCGGCTCTCCATTTTTATCGACTACCTTACTTGCCTCCTCCGGAGCGTTTTCCCAGTCGCCGAACCATTTTTTAAAGCTGTCGGTTCTCACCTGTAGCCACTGCTGTTCGGTTAAATTAGTATCTTCTCCGTTCGGCGCTTTTAACCACTTATCCGTCCCCTCGTACTGTTTGCGTATCGCCTCTATCTGCCGCGCCTCATCTTCGCTCGGCTCGGTCTGAAAAAGTACGTCTCCTAATTCTTTTAAGTTCCGCGCTTCTTGCGCTTGCATTTGCGTAAACGCTTCATAACTCATCCGCACCCGCGCCGCTTCTTTTTGCATTTTCTCTTTTATGTCCGCTTCGCTTAATGCCGGATTCTGCTCTTTGTAGGCTTCAATCGCTTCTTTTTCATACTGTGCGGCATTTTGCTCAAGGTCGGCCGCCTTTGCTTTCGAAGCTTCGATACTTTCTTGCACCTTCTGCCGCGCCGCTTCCGTCGCCTGACGGTATGCCTCGTCTACTACCTGTTTTTTTGTTTCGGAAGCCTTGACGGCATCCCCCTTTTCTTGTACTGTATCGGTAACGGCGGCGGTTCCTTCGGGTATCTGCGAAGGATTAAGTTCAGCAACAGTAGACAAAGTCTTGTTGAAACCGACGCCGTCTTTTTTTTCATACGCCGTTATAATCCATTGATTTTCACCTTGGCCTTTCCATCCTTTACTTAAACCGACTCTAAATGTTTTATCATCTTTTTCGTATGTAATGGTATAGACGCCATTTTCATTTGTCAAATTTCCATTCGTTACAATTTCGCTTATTCCGCTGATAATACCCTTTTGACCTTCCCCGAATATGCCAAATTCATGGGAATGTTTTGCGATTATCTTTTGAAGCCCTACCTTCTCATTACCCCAAACGACGTCAATATCTCCGATATCTGCTCTGGTAAAGGCGCCGACAACTTGCCCTTTCTTTTCCTGTAAAACTTTTTCAATTGCTTCTATTCCCTTGTGATAATAATCCGTATAATTTTGGCCGAATTCTTTTATGCTGCTGCGATTGCGTTGTTCTGTTTGCTGTGCGTTCTGTTCTGCTTCCCGCAATACGCTTTTTTCTCCGGTTAAAAGTTCATCATAAACGGCGCGTATATCATCGTTTAAGTGCACCAGCTCTTTTAAGCTTTTGTATATCCGGGTTAAAAATTCCGCCGCCTTTTGAAACACCGACTGTAATTCCGCGTTCGGCGCTTTTCCTTCGCGGAGATACTGTTCAAATCCGCGGGCAAACGCTTCTTCTTGGCTTCGCGTCCACTTTCCGCCCTCAACGTCAAAGGCTTTCTCTGCTTTCTGTAAAAGCTCCCCCTCAAGCGACATCCGCGCTCCGTGCGCTACTTCATGGACTACCGTACTAAAATCAGCCTTTTCACTGACATAGATAAGCCGTTTAACATACCCTGAAAGCTCTTTAAATTCGATGGCACCTTTTATCTCTTTAGTGTTTATCCCTTCCTGTGCTGCAATACGGCTCATATCGACCGGTGGTGTATTGGTAAAAATTTCATCGGCATAGTGAGTTTTTAAATATTCTTCGGTATCTACCCCTTTCCCCTGTGCTAACGCATTAAAAACTTTTATAAGGACGTTTCGTTCAATGTTGTCCAGATTCGGCATCGTCTCTTTTAATCGTTCGTTAAGCTTTATCGCTGCGCGGGTTTCCGCTTCTTCTGTCCCGTCAGTAAAATACTGCAAACCTCCTTTTTCTCCGCGCGGGTTTTCTGCAATCAGTTCCGCCTTTATCTTTTGGAGTGCTTCCCCTTTCGGCTCCCAGACAATCTCCGCACCGGTAAACTTTTCGCCGAAATCCCGCACAAACTCTTTAATAATCGATTCGTATGCGTCACTTTGCATCTCGACTTTTTTAATCGTTACCGTGTTCTTCTGCTTGTCAAATGAATAATAGATATGCCCGTAATCGTTATACTCGGTCTGCTCGGTGGGATTTCCGACAATGTATTCCCCGTCAATGCGGCCACCTTTCCGCTCGTGCCGGTATCCTTCGCTTAAATAAAGGCGTTCACCGGCACGAACGACATCCGGCGCTTTCCCGTACTTCTTTTCTTTTTTCTGTAAGCCCTCATCCGTCTCCTGATAGACCGGCTTTCCCTCGGCATCGGTTTCATAAACCACCCGTCCCGCGCTATCCCGTACCGTCTCCCCTTCAATGCGGGCATCGGGGGCAAGCCACTCTTCATAGCTTTTGGCCTTACTGTTTTGGAACCTCTCGCGCTCGTACTGTTGCGCTTCAAAAATCGTATGGAGCGCTTCTTTCGCGTCGCTTTCTGTCATCCCTTCAAAAGCGGGGCTTGTTTTATGCTCATTGATAAAGACTGCTTCCGATGGCGTGGTAATCGCCGCTTTTTTTAAGTTACCCGCTTCTTTTATGTCCGCCTTGGTGTATTTTATGGCACCCGGAATACCTAAAACAATAGAGGCCGCAACGCCGCCTTTAAAGCTTTCCCACACGTTCCGTGCAATCGTTTGCGCATCGTCGGTTTCTACCCCTTCACCCTGCAAGACGGCGGCAAGCTCTTTTCCTCCGGCGCTTACCAATTCTTGTAATGCTTCTTCACTTCCTTCGCTTAAAAGGTTAGCACCGTAAAACATAAAGCCTTTGGCAAGTTTTCCAAAAGCTCCCTTTGCGTTAAGGCGTGTTATGACTTTGCTGGCAATCTTATCCGCCCCTAATCCTTTGCCGGTAAGTCCTGCAACCGTACCTAATGATGTTTCAATAGCGCCCTGTAATGCCCCGGACGCATAAGCGATATTTCGTGCAAGTTCCGGCTTTACCCCTGCCTTGCGTAGTTCCCAGTATTCCGATCCGGTTGTTGTGCTCCCTGAAATAGCGAAGCTCGTTATACTCCCCAGAAGCGGGCTTCCTAAAAGGCTTGCAACCAAAGAAGGTACGGCGGTTGCCGCTTGGAACGGCACTGCCTGCGCTCCGCTTTTCAGTAAATTCACCACCCAACCGCGCGGCATCGAATCCTGTAGCGAAGCGTTTTCATCTTCTAATCTTTGTAAATCTTGTAATGCGTAGGCAATCTCCCGTTTATTGCCGCTTTTTTCCGCATCCATCAGCGCATTGCCCAAGTGTCCCATTTTTAAAACATTGCCCCCGATAGAAAAGCTATCAACGACTGCTTTAAAATTCCCCTTACTCGGCGCGATGCCGCTTCCAAGCCACTGCCGGTTAATGGCTTCAAGATTTTGGTAGGCAAAATCAAGCGGCAAGTTAAATTGTTCGGCGTATTTAATCGCGGTGGCAAATTCATAGATTTTTTCTTCCGGTTTCTCCGCTTTTTCAAGCATCATGTTCAAGACATCATGCTGCTGCTCGGTTAAATTGACTAAATACTTTTCTTTGTACTCTTCCTTTTCCTTCCGCCGCCTCTGGATCGTTTCTGCAATATGTTCAACGCTTAAATTTAAAAAATCAAAATCAGGCTGTTTTGCTTCGGCGGCGCTTTGGGCATCGAAAAAATTGGCAGGGTTCCGCCGGTAGTAGCGCGTCCTTCCGCGTCTGTCATACGAGGTGCGCTCATACTCTAAATCGTCTAATAATGCTACGTCGCTCATTTATCTTCCCTCCCGTTTTTTTACGCTCTTATACAAAGGCTCTTCAAGTAAATTCTTTCCGCCAAGATGCCGCTCTTTTTGCAAGGCTCTGTATTTTTCTATCGTAGCGGCAAGCGATGTGCCGCCTCTGCCTGAGTGTTCCCGTGCGTATTCGTATGCGTCAATAAAGCTTACTTTTTGATACTCATTTTCAAGATGATCATACACGGCAAAAAAGCCGTTTTTAATATTTGAAGGAATCTGGGCTTTCCCGTTCTTTTCAAAATCGTGCAACTTCTGCGCTCCTTCTTTGAAGGTGTCGATAATGCGCTTTTCTTGTTCGGCATTACTGACTTTACCTGTTTTAAAGTCATCCCGCGCGCCGTAGCTGTCCCGTATCGTTGTAAAAAGCGCTCTATCCTGTGCAGGAATTTTTTCAGCAAAGTCCATAAATGTTTCGCTTGCGTTCTCTTGTTTAGTTGAATATTCAGATTCACGGGTTCCAAGTGTATTTGCATCGCGGATAAAGGCGCGGGTGTCATTTTCTTCCCTCTGTTTTTCTTTTTGAATTTCACTTGCCCGCTTTGTATCGGGAGTATACGTATACGTACCGTTCGCCTGCTTTTTGGGTTCAAACCGGCGGTATTCTTCTTCGCCGTATTCGTCTTCAATCACGCCAAATATATGAACAATATCCTTGCTCTTTCTATCCCGTGCAACCGCACTGCCATCTTCCAAAATATCAACTTGGAACTTTTCAAGAACCGCATCGTTACTTGTAAGGTTCTCCCTCTTTTTAATATCCGTAACAACATAATGACGGAGCCGCTCCTTTCCTTCCAATACTTCTTTGCTGCTTAAATCTTCCCCGTAAACACTTTTGCCTTGCTCCTTTGCAATAATATCAGCAAGTCGAGCGGCGTCCTTCGCTTGTTTCACTTCTTCTCCCGTCCAATAGGATCCGATTTCAACGCCGCCGGTTATCCGTAATAACCCCGAAACCAAAATATCTTGAACGGATTGCGGTGTCTGCTCATTTACCGGCGTTCTTGCAATATAGTCATGTTCTTGCCCCTTTATTTCACCCAAAGCGCGGAGATAAAGGCCTTGTCCTTCCGGTGTTTTAAAGTCTTTTCTTTGTTCAAACAGTGTCTTTACTGCGCTATCGACGCCCTTAACACTCGCAGCAACCCCTTCATTGCAAAATGGAGGCTTGTAGATTGCTTCATCTAACGCGGCTAATAATTCATAGGTCTTAGCCATCGCTTTTTCCGGCCCTAAGATTTTAGTCTTTGCTTGTAGGGCTTCATTGAGTATGTAGTTTATAACCTCTGAATGCATGGGTTTTCTTTTTGTTCCGGTTTTTTCATCTATGATATCTTCGTGCTTTTCGAAAAATAGCCAGTAGTTCTTTTCATCCTTAACTTCCATCCGCGCTAAACCGCCAAATTTTCCGGCAGTTCTTACATCATCTTTTAACATAAACTTATCCGAATACTCATCCCGCACATTTGCATCAAAGCCATTGCCGCTATATTTCGCATCCCAATCTTGTAAGAAGAGTCGCCCCTCATCTGCTGCAGCATACGCTCCATCCCAGTCGCCTTTAGCAAGTGCGTCACTCATCTTGCGGTATATCCGGCTTGCTCCTTGCTCGCCGTTTTTGTACCGTATTGCCTGTTGTTTATAAAAATAATTTTCAATTTTTTCCCGTGCCGCATCCTTTACCGCCTCTTCACTCACACGTCCGCCTGCCACTGTCACAAACTCATTTTTGTAATCCTGTATTGCAGAGGTTACTTCTTCAATACTTTTTCCCTCGTCAACGCTTTGCTTACCGGCCGTTACCATTTCATGCTTCATAAGGCTTGCATACGAATCGCGCAAACCTTGATTAAACTGTTCATAGCTTAAAAGCCCCGCCTCATACATCGTATAAAGCTTCTGGTCGATAAGTTCTTTTTTTTGTTGTGTTGCACTTTTGGTGTAGGTATTCCCATCTTCCCCGACTGCTTCCATATCTGCAAACGAGCGACTGGTAATAACGTTATTGATATAGTCAAAGCCCTTGGTAAAATCCTGCGCGCGCATCTTTTGTTGCGCAACATGTTTAATAACAAGCCGCTGCTCCATCTCCGCATTTTTATAATGGGTATCGTACACCCGCCGCGCAAACGGACTTGAAAGTCCTTGTGCCGTATCGTTATGGACGGCTACTTTATAATCATTCCACCTTTTTTCGTAGTTTTCCCAATCGTTACTATTTTCAAGGTCAAGTATAAACTGATCAAACGCTTCCTTGTCTTTCAATGCGGCATCCTGCACTTCCAATTCCGCCTTTAATCTATTTTGCCTATCAAACTCATCTAAAATCGTCCCTGTTGCTCCGGCTATCGCTTGGAACGCATCAAAAATACCGTACTGTCCCATACTTTCTCTCTCCCCATCCTTATCCAAACATATAGCCGAACGGGTCTTTATACCGCCGTGCGCTTAACGCATTCGACCTTTGAAAATCAGAAAAAAGATTATTCATGCCGCCTGCTTTTCCGGCTCCTGCGGAGGCATTTCGCGATACTCCGCCGCCGCTACTAGCATCACCACCGCCGCCACTCCAACTTTGGGCAAAGCTTGCAATCTTTGATCCGAGTTGAAAGCCAGTAGTAAGTCCACGTACCCCATCTGTAATCCCGTCCATCCATGTATACGCCGCCCTGTCATACGCGCGTTGCAAGGCTGCTTGCTTAAAACCGCCGTCTAAATTCTGTAAATCGATATTTCCGTTTAAATCAGCATAGGCATTGTAAATTTTTTTATTAAACAGCTTTACAACCCGCCCTCCGGTGTTGCTTTTTTGTGCATACTTTTCTTCAAGCTCTTTTTTGTCGCTAATATCTTCATTGACAATTTCCCCGGTGTAATCATCGCGTAGCTGTTTAGAATCTCTAAAAGCCTTATTCGCCTGATCCCGCTCCTCGTCAATGCCGAACATGCCTCTTTTAAGGCCCGTAAACGCCTGCATCAAATTTATGTCTTTTTGATTCTCCCTTTGGCGGTTCATAAGGTCGAGGTCTTGGGTAAAGTTCTCTTCATTTTGCGCCAAAAGCTGTTCGGCGCTATTTGCTCCGTGCCGTGCTCCGCTCATGCCAAGCGCTGTCTGCTGTGCCCCTTGCCGGTTTAAAAAGTTTTGCTTTCCGCGCTGTTGCTGCAGTAACAGGCTTTCATCTTCCATATTGCTTTTCTGCATCGCTAAGTTGAATGCGCGGCCGGTAAGCGTTTCATCAAGATCAGCACGCATATCAATGCGCTCGCCTTGGTGCCATATATCATTCGCCTTACGGAACGCATCCTCTTGCTCATTTTTAAACGACTGTACCGCGTAATCGACGCCCCGTCTGGTACTCGCTTTCTGTTCCTTTATTTGCGCTTCCCGCATTACCCGCTCTCGTTCCTGCTGCGCCGCAATTTCATCTTGTTGTTCTCGTGAACGGCGTACCCCGTGAAAAATACTAAACCCCGCCCCAAGTACCCCAAATATCACACTAAGCGCTGCCAATGCTCCCATCAATGACCTCCTCCTACGCAAGCTCCGCGTTCACTGCTAAAATCGTGCAGCGTTCGCACTTTTTAGCCCGTAGCATAAAAAACACATCCCGCTCAAAGCCGCCTTGTACCGGTACCTTTTCCACTCCCGTAAACGGCTCTTCCTTGTAAATCGTTTGCTCTGGCGTATCCGTTTGCGAAACAAGCGGCAAATACGAATCTAAAAAGCGAATCGAAAGGCTTACAATCCGCTTTTTATTGTTTTCATTCGAATTGATCACCGGTAAGCTCTCTACTATCGACTCATATGGATAGCCGATATACATTTCTTTAGAAAAATCTTTGTACTTCTCTGGCAGCGCCTCTAACGTAAAAAGCTCTCTATTTTCTCTGACATAAACGCTTGCCATTCGGTATTCAACCTCGCTCGTCTCGCGTGTGTATGCACTATATGAATCAAGGTAGACGGCATCCCTGCCTGCCTTTTCTTCCGTAAGGCATTCCAGATAATAGACGCCCTCTCTTTCAACCGATAGGTATAATTCATCATAGCCACTTTCTCCCGGGAGCGTTGCAACGTTTGTTATTTTTCCGTATGTAAGAATAATCTTGCTCCATGCCGCGCATCCGATATCTTTGTCATACAGTAATACGCAGACCGTACCGTCCGCGCGGCTTACAAAAATGCGCGGGCTTGCCGTATTGGTATAGTCAAAATCAACGGCCGCGCTTTCGGCTAAAAGGTGATTTGCCGCCTGTGTTACATCAATTGATTTATACGTCCGCTCTTGAAAATCAAAGCTATAATCCCTCACCGTGTGTCCGCCTTGCCCGATATAAAGCACGGTTCGCCCAATAAGCGCGGCTTGCGTATCGGAAACCCCATACCGGCTCTGGAGCTGTACTTGTACCTGTTGCGCGTTCACTCCTTCCGGGATTACCCATTCGGAGCATTCGGTTCCGACAATTAAATCTTTTGCACATGCAAGCCATTTAATGGCATCATTTTTATCACTGGCAATTTCCAGATAAAACGCATGAGCGGGGCTCGTTACATTGTTAATTTTTTCTATATTTTTATAATCTTCGCTTGCGGGGCTTTCGGGGTTCTTCCATAAATGAATAGATAGCACCATATCCTCTTTATCTTCCGTTACTGCGCTCGTAAGCGTCATCGTATCGCTCGTAACAGAAGCAACCTTCGTACCGCTCGGAACTCCCTTGTGCCCGGAGACATAGTAATCGGTAATATTGGTGATGCCGGTAAAATCTTTCGTTACTGCGGTCAGTGTTGCGCTTCCCTTCGTAGCTTTTGCACTGAATACCCGTAAATCAGGTTTTTTTAATTGAGTAGATGAGGATACAACCGTATCAAAGTAGGTAAAGTTTCCATAATCAAAAACTTTACTTGCCCATATCTTTTGCGGCTCTTTTATTGTACTTGCTAAAAAAAGACGGCCTGAAAAAAGGGCGACACAGGCGGGGTATTCATCAGGCGCTTGAAATGGTACTTCGTGGGCATTGCCGGTAATGTTGAGCGTCCCAAGACTGAAGCTGTCCCCGCCCTGCCATGTAATAACGTATGGCCGGTAGTGCCGGTGGGTAAGATAAAGCCGGTCATAGGTCTGTACATATTGAATTGCTTCAAGTTCTGCGCTCTTATAAAGCGGTAAGTCTGGGGTGGGTAAAAACTCAATCGGATAGCCGCTATGGGTTAAAAGCGCTCCGTTTTTCCATATCCTAATATACTCTGCGCCAAATTCAAAAAGGAAGGAAAGATTAGTATTAACGATAAACGGAATAAGCCGCGCTTTTCCTTTCAGCTTTCCGATGCGCTTTGTTCCACTTCGGCGGGTAATACCGCCTTGCGGTAAGATAGTAAAATTTTCAAGCCGTGAGACGCTTTTTTGATACAGCGGTAAATCGATGCGCCCGTAAAGGTTTTTACTCACCTCTCCGCCTGCAAAATTCGTAATTAACATTTCTTCGCCCTGCTCCTTGCATCCGTGCTATTCAATCCACCACGAACGCCCTTTCTTCTTTCCGGCGCTTAACGTTTTGGAATTGCGGTATCCTGCAGCCTCAATCATCGCCGCTTCCTGTAACAGCATTCGGTGTAAATCAGGCTTTCCGGAAAGTTCAAGGGCAAACTTACTCGCTAAGCGCAGTTCGAACGCTTGATAAAACATTGCCTCATATTCAGGCGGCGCATAATCGGGAAAATCCTCATCAGGATTCCCCGTTCCTTCCGGGATTCTTCCATTCGTAACGTACACTAATACCGGCTCATTTGAATCGGTATAAAGGATATTCCCTTCCACGATATAAAAACTCTTGTCGGTAAGCTCTATAATCTTTCCGCAATCAATCGGAAGCCGATAGGCCCCTGCAAAATCGGTATAGTTATCGATAGCCGCTTTTTCTAATGCCCTTCGTTTTTTACCGCTCGTCCAGCTGGCAGTCTCTAAACTTTCAAGCATCGTGGTAAGATAAAATTTTTTTACCATCAGGTACGCTTTCGAGGAAGTGTCGGCGCTATCGAGTTCACTTTGTCCCACTGCCGCAAGCGCTCTATTTGCCAATGCTCGGTCTATATTCATCATCTGCTCCATCTTGCTCGGTATCGAGAAAAAAAAGAGGCTTAAACAGGCTTTGCTACCCAAAGAAGGAAAAAGGAAAAGCGGCGCTGCCTGAAAAAGCCTCAAAAAAAAAAATCGTTTAAAAAAAAGATGAGCGTTACGCTTCTTCCACCGCTTCAAAAAAATCCGGTACTTCACCGCTCGTCGTAAGACTATCCCCCTCGCGATAATACTGCCCGTTAAAGGTACAGCGCGTCTTACACACGTAGGTAACCGCTTTCCCGTTATCGCTGCTGTCCGCTCCGCTTGCCTGCGCTACACCGGCGGCGGCTTTAATCGCTTCTTCTTTTTCGGAAAGCGCTTTTTTTTCTGCTTCCAGTTGCTCCCACTCTTTGGTAAGCGCCGCTTTTTCCGCTTCAATAGCAGCCTTTTCTTGTGCAAGCGCCGCTTTTTCTTGCGTAAGCGCATTCGCATCCGGCACCCCGGAATCCGGCGTGTGCGAAGCTCCTTCACCGCCTGCATCGCCGCCGCCTGATTCACTTTCGGCGATAATATCTTCAATCTGATCTTCCGTTAAAAGCGGGTTTTCCGCTCTCATCTTCTCTTTCGCCTTTTCAAACTCTTTCTTTGTCATACAATGTCCTTTTAAAAAAAACGTGTGTAAAAATGGGTAATGCTTTTGCAGTAAATTCTGCAATCATTACCCATTACCCATTACAAATTACAAATTACAAATTACAAATTACAAATTACAAATTACAAATTACCCCCGCACTTCCGTGTTTAAAATGGCATGAACTTTCCCCTTCGTGAACGTTCCTGTTACGACGTATTTCAAACGGATAAACCGGCGTAATCCTTTCGGAATGACAAGGGAATAAAACACTTCTGTTCCCTTCGCCTTTAATTGTGCCGCTTGGAAGGCAGGGGAAGTAAGTTTGTCGGTATAGCTTGCCCCGTCCGCGCTGTCTTGCAACACAAAGGTAAGCGACGTACCGCCGGTAAAATCTTCTTTAATTCTGATGTCGATTGTCTTCCCTTCAGCACTGCACTTTTCTACGCCGAAATCAAGCGCGTTCTCACTTTCCGCACTCGTCGTAATTGCCTGATTTTCAGAAAATTCAAGCCGTTTATCCAAATACAAATTAATCATCGTTCTTTACTCCTTTAAAAAAATGTAAAACGTGCGCAATGGGTAGCGGCTTTAAATTACCCATTACCCATTACCAATTACACATTAGACAAGCGCTTGCTCCGTCGAAAGGATGGCGTCCACTCTTCGGCAGCGTCCCTTTCTAATGTGTGTAATCAATTCGCCCCACGGGTCTGTACTCGTAAAGACGGCATTGCCTTTACTCCATGCCGCCTTATCGATTTTAACGAGGGCGTCTTGATTGGAGTAAATCGCAATCGTTTGCGCTCCGGCAGGGAGACGAATCATCGCTTCAAGGATGAGCTCTACAATCTTGTCCCCGCTGGTAGTCTGGTCGATGTTACAGATGCGCTTAACCGCATCAGGGTGTGCAACCGAAAGCCCGTAATGCGTGGAGAAAAACTGCACGTAGGCAGGCATAACGCGCCCGCCCTCCATCGGCCAATTTTGTACGCCCATGTCTTCGGTTTTAATGCCGCAATCGCTTCTGCCTTTGGGGTAAATTAAATGCGTAAAGCCGCGGCCGAGTGCGCAGACATAAATCGACGTACAGTGGTTCCCCGTTCCCCCTGCGTTGATAACGTTCTTGTTTGCTAAATCGCTTAAGCGAACCGCAAAGCCGTTAATCTCCGCTTCATTGCGGGCATTGTTACCATAAATAAGCTCTTCCGCCTGCGTCTGTCCCATACCGGCCAAAAACGCCTGCGCTTCGCTTTCGCGTAATGATTTTACATTGCCCGAATGTTCCGCAAGGTCTTTATCGACGACGCTGTAATCTTCAAGCATCGTAATGCGGTCTTGCTTCGTGTCCGTTGTCGTTGCTCCCGGCTTAATACCCTCGTTGTACTTACGGTGCGTTCCGCCCCGCAGTGAGGTACGTACAATCGTGTTATGTACGGTGCCGTCATTTGCTTCCAATACCGGCATATCTTTTAATATTTCATTCGTCTGGCTTAAAAGTTCGACGATATGAAACCCGTCTTGATTGCCGCTTCTGCGCATAACCTCAAGCGCTGTAAGCTGGTCTGTCATACTTAACGTAGGCATATACTACTCCTTATCAATCTATGTGCCAAAAAATGAAAACGTGCCGCCGTCCCGCGCGGGTGTAATGCCGCCGGTCAGTGCTTTACCGTCTCCCAGTACCGTGCGGCTTTCTCCGAGCGCCTCTCCGATTTTGATAAACATTTTTACAAAATCAGGATGATAGGCTAATCCCGTTTGTTCCAATTGTGAAAAGACGGGAGCAGAACCGAACGCTTTAAGCCCTTTCGTATACAGCTCCATCTTTTCACTCACCTTGTTTCCGAATTCTTTTTTTAATGCGGCGTCAGACTCTTCGGCCTGTTTTTTTACCGCCTCGGCAAGCTGTGCCTGCTGGTCTTCTCCAATTTTATGGAAGAACGCATAAAGGCTTTTTGCTTGCGCATCAGAAAGGTTTGCTTCATACGCCGCTTCGGCAAAGCGTTTTTCTGCGTCCCATTCCTGCTTAAAGCCGTATTTATCGGCCGCGTCGGGCTTGCCGAGCTTTTTATAAAAAGCGTCAAGTTCTTCCTTCGTGGCTTTCTCTCCGGGTAACGTGTGCATACTACCAAGCTTTTTTTCAAGTTCGATATAAGAAGAAGCAAGGCTTGAAATATCTTCAAACTTTGCTAACGCCTTTACCGCGTCCTTATTCTCCTTGAGTTCCTTCGATAGCTGCGCCCCCCATGCCTTAAGCTCCGGCTGTACTGCTGCCACCGGTTCGGCCGCTGTCTGCTCCGGTGCGTTTCCGTTCGCTCCTTGCGCGGTCGAGTTTTTCAAAGCGTCTCCGCCTTTCGCCTCTCCCGTTTTTGCTTCATTAAACGCGCCGGTAAGAGAAGTGCCGGTGATGCCTGTGCCGCTTCCTGCATTCCCCGCACCCTGTGGACTCTGATTGCCAGTATTCTGATCTGATTCGCCCATATCCGTTTACTCCTTTTTAAGGTTTTTCCTGCAATGTTTGATAAGGTTAGTCAAGGTTTGATAAAAAAGCGTCCGTGATGGAAAGCGTCTTTTTTATTCCCAATCGCTCCCTTATAAAAAACTTCGCATATTCGCATAACGCTTTTTCAGCGTCGCTTGTTGCCGCATCAAAATAGAAAAGGTCTTTTAAAAGTGCATTAAATACGATTTTACCGTCTGCGCTTTGAAAAACTCTTTTAAACGTTTTTTGTAATTCTTCGTATTGCTCCTCGCGCTTCGCTGTCTCAAAGCCCGGCAATTCGCATCGCCCTCTATTGCGCGCCATCGTCCGCTTCTCCTCCCAGTCCCGTCTGTAATTGCTCCGATAGCTCTTGTATCGGGCTTCCTTCTCTTACCGGCTCATTTAATTTGTCATAATTTCCCATCAGCGCTTCTTGTTGTTGCTGCATCGCCTGCATCTGCATCGCTTGCATCTGCGCTTCTGCCCTTGCTTGCCGCATCTTTTGCACTTCTTCTTCCTCTCTGATAGCCGTTTGCGGAAAGCCGTTTGTTTCAAGCACATTCTTTAAAAGCGCATCTCCGTTAATGTAGTCAACGCTTTCGGGGGATAATTGAAGAACCGGCTGCGCAAGCATAAGGCTCATCTGTACGCCGCCTGACTGGTGATGTTTCTTCTGCGCTTGCGCCAAGGGGCCGATAAAGTCGATATTTAAACTCGCCCCGGAATTATTTAAAATGGCAGGTGTTTCCGGCAATCTCCCTTGCCGGTACATAATGTTAAACGTGCGCCGCACAATTTCAGAAAGCGCTTTATTTTGATTGACGATAAGCGAGGTTAGCATTGCGGCTTTTTCGCCCTGTAGTTCTACCACTTCCGTCGCCGTTTTTTGCGCTTGTTGCGCCTGTAACATAAGCATAAAATCGACGTTGAATTTGTCTTTAATCCGCGCTTCGATGTCCCGTACGGTATCAAGCGTAATAGGAAAGTTTGCGCCGATATTGATCGGCATCATAATTTCATCGGGGCTTTCATAGTAGTTAAAACCTGCCGGTACAACGCTTTCTACGCCGCGCATACTGTCAGGTACGTTCATCGGGGGTTCTGCAGCAAGCTGTGCGAGTTTTAATCGCGCTTCTTCTGCCTTGTTTAAAAGCCGCATATCGGGAATAGCTTTGCGCGCGGGGCTGTCCCCGTATGCGCTTGCCGTAATGCGTTCCCAAATAAAAACGCTGTACGGCAATTCGTGGTATCCTGATTCCTCTAAGATTGCAGCCCCGTCCATGTCGACATAAAAGCTTGCATACGCCATGTTTTTACCGTCGAGTTTATCGCTGTCATAATTCTCGCGCGGAAAAACGGCGTGAAGGATTTTTATTTCCTTTTGCTTTCCTTGCGCATCTTCGTAATCTTTCCGCATCGTCTCGCTAACATTTTCTAAACCGAAACGCGCAACGATATTTTTTACCGTCATCGAAAAATACCGGCACACCGTGTCGATGTCCCCGTATTCATTCGTTGCGATATACACTTCCGGCGCAGAAACCGTCATAAAGCGGATGGCCGCCTCTTTTTTCTCATCGATGAGCATGACCCCATGCCCGAATTGTGCGGCGTTACTGATAAAAGCGGGCGCTTCCGTATAAAGATTGTTGCGGTTAAATTCTTCGTACAGCGCTTTTTCTGCATTCTCAAGCCAATCCTTCACCCCCGTATAATCGAGCATCGACGAATCGCTTAAAGAAAGTTTAAGCCATGTAACATTCGGGCTTATGGTATATCCCATTAAACCCGACACAAGTTTATCAAGATATTCTGCAGGCCGTCCTGTGTGCCGCTTCGGCCGCTTTACCTCATCGCGCACTTCTTCCCAATCGAAGTTCTTGCTGCCGATATAGGTGGTAACGTCCTGCCATTCCGCCTCGTGTACTTTGCGCTTTGTTTTAAGATGTTCAAAAAGCGTTTTAATGTCGCTTAAAACCTCTTTTTCATCCTTTTTCGCTTCTGCCATAATGGCATTCTAAAAGACAGCTTTTGATTTTGTTATATAACTTGATAAGAAAAAGTATTTTTTTCAGTTCCGATAATTATCCATTACGCATTATCAATGACCCATTACGCATACGGATCCCATCCGGCGCTTTTCGCTTTTTTACTTGCGAAGCTCCATTGTCCGCTCTGTTTTCGTAATGCCCTTGCAGGATGCCGCGCATACTCGCTCATAATTGCATAGCGCGTCTCATCGTAGATATGGTCTTCCATCGCAGTATCAATATCTTCCGGGTGTGCTTTACTCGGCAAAAGAAGCGGTATTGTGCGGATAAAATCAAAGCAAGTATCAAAGACTAAAAGCATCGGCTTACCGTCCTCACCCTTTGTTTTTAATAGCTGATGAAGCTGCATCTTGCCATTGATGCGCTCGTTATTGGCTTTTATCATTTTCCAACCTGCCGATTCAAACTTTTCGGCAATGCTCGCTTCTTTGTCGGTTTTACTCCAGACTGCGGGGTCTGCCACCATCACCGTAACCCCTTCCGCGACTGAAAGCGCGTACGCTTCTTTTGCCACTTCGCTCGCGCTTTTTTTTACTCCCTTGTTCGCTTCTCCTTTTTCGCAACCATATAGCTCGCGGTACCGTATCATCCGCCCTTCGCTATTGACTGCCCACCACCCGATACTAAAGGGCTTCGCGTACCCCCAGTCCATTGCGCAAAATTTAAACCATTGCCCACTCTCTAAGGCAAAAGGTTTAATAACGTGTTCTTCGCGCCTAAATTCTTCAAACGCCGCCCCTGCGACAATATCCCAGTTGCCGTACCGTAACGCTTCATAAAGGTACCGCGGCAAAAGGGTTAAGCTCTTTTCATATTCGGGATCGTTTTTCATCAAAATACGGTTATCATCTAAAAGGCTCGGAATAAAACAGCGGGTACGCCCCTTCTCATCGGTGTAAATTGTGTTCGGCTTTTTTTTGTCGATAAAGCGCATTTTTATCCAGCTGTGCCCGACGCCGCCGGGGTTTCCGGTCGCTCGCATATAGCATTTAAGCCCCGCTGCACTCCGCAGGCGGCTAATCATGTAAAGGTAACAATAGTCGGTTGCGTAGTTTCCGAGCTCATCAAAGCCACACCAAGTATACTGATGGCCTTGATAGCTTCCGACGTCCTCGTCGCGCTCTAAATAGCGAAGGCGCAAAAAGGAACCGGTCGGGAAGGTAAACACGTTTTCAGTTTTATGATAGTGCGCCCCAAGCGGAATATAAAGCTCCTTCGCTCTGATAATCAAATCCTCAAGCTCTCTATACGTCCTCCTGAATAGTATTCCCCGCCACGCGCCGCGCCCTTCATTACAACCGGCTAGAAAGTCCGCAAGCAAGAAATCACTTTTGCCCCCGCCTGCCGCTCCACCGTAAAAAAGTTCAAACGCAGGACACGAAAGGGCAAGCTGCTGCTTCGGCTGCGGTTCCCAGAGAATCATATATTACGCAAAAAGCGCTAATCGCTTTTTATAAAGATTCTGATAGGCAGAACTTAATTCAATACCTATCCAGTTCCGATTTAAGAGAGATGCCGCTTCTGCTACAGTTCCGCTACCGAAAAACGGATCG